CAGAAATAGTAGTAATAGATTGTGTTCCTGAAGCAACAGAGGATGTACCGCCACCGCCTCCATTCCCTGAGCCAGCAGAACCAGCACCGCCAATAGTTACTGCTAAAGTTCCACCAGAAGTTAATCCTGTTAAATAAGAAATAGCAGTACCGCCACCACCACCGCTTCCTCCAAGAGCACCACCTGAAGCACCGCCTCCTCCACCGCCACCTACTACTGTAACTTTAAGTGCAGTAACTCCAGTAGGAATAGTAAATGTTCCGCTTGATGTAAAGACTTGACCAAGAACACCTACTGCTGCGGGTAATGATACTGCGCCAGTAGAACCGTTAACAGAGGAAACTCCAGTAGAACTTGTCAAATATCCTGATGGATTGGTTGCATTATATGGAGTATATCCTAATGCTGTTGTTACTTGACTTGATGATATTGATCCTGTGTATGTGCCAGAAATATTGGCTGCTGTACCGGAACTAGTAATATATCCGTTAGGATTAGTAGCGTTATAAGGAGTATATCCTAAAGCAGTAGTAACTTGAGAACTGGTAATACTAGAAATTTGACTAGAAGTAATTGTTCCGGTCAATTGTGTATTTGCTATAGAAATTCCTGATACGGCTACGTTAGCTGCATATGTAGCACGACCTTGTTGGTCAATAGTAATGACGGGAATCTGTGTTAAACCACCATAAGTGCCTGTGGTAACTGAAGTATTAGCTAATACTAATGAGGTGACTTTAGTTGTCATTTATTATTTCCTTTTAATACATCGATTTCTGCTTTGAGTTCTTTGATTGCTTCTACCAATAAAGGAATTACTCTCTCATAATGAATAGTTAAATACTTATCATCAATAGGAGCTGGCACAACTACTTCAGGTAGTACGGCTTGAACCTCTTGAGCAGAAAGACCAATTTCTGGTTTAACTTCATAGCCTAATGCTTGTGCAGTTTCATTGGCTTCATAACGGAAGCCATTTAATGTCATTAATTTATCTAAAGCATTTTCAATATTACCTAAACGAGTTTTTAATCTGTCGTCAGAATAGTAAGCAGTGATATTATTTGTTGCACGAATTTCACCTGCTGTTCCAGAAGCGCTAGTACCAACACCCAAAGAATTAAATTGTGAATTTTGTGATGTGCTTGTAAATGTTCCAGCAGAACCATCAATATTAATACCAGTTAATGATTGTGAAGCCGAAGCACGATTTAATGCAATTGCAGTTGTTCCAATATAATGTGTAGAGTTACCAAGAACGGTTGAAGGAATAGTGCCTGTTAAATCTCCAGCTCCTAATTGAGCCATCACAACGTTGGTGCCATTGCCTCGTAAATAATAACCAGACGTGGTAGCACCAGCAAAAGAATTCATTGCACTTTGAGCGGTTGTTTGTCCAGTACCACCTTGTGCTAATGCTATAGTTGTAAATCCTGTTCCTAAAGCACCACTTGTTAATGTGCCAACAGAAGTTAATGATGAACCCGTCACACCAGAAGATAAAGAACTTCCCGTTAAACTTCCTGCTGGAGCAGAACCTGAAATATTATGAGCAAATGTTATTCCAGAATTTGCAAAACTATTAACATAAGATGTTGTTGCTACTTGTGTATTACTTGTACCTACAGTTGGATTAGGTGCTTGTATTGGTCCGGTAAATGTTGTACCAGATTTAACTGCTACAATACTTGCCAGTCCGTCAATTGCAGTTTGAATTGTATTTGCAGTAGGACTAATTGTAGAATTTATTGTATATGCAATATTATTTGCATAGTAAGGATTAATAATATATCCATCAACTTCAAACAATATTTGAGTACCATTCTGTGGTGAAGAATTGAATGTGACAATACCTGAATTATTTGTATTACCACTTGTTTCCGTATACTCAGATGGGAACTGTCTGACACCATCAATGTAAACTCTTAATTGTGAATCACCAGGAATATAAATTGGAGTTGAATAGGCAAACCCGTTACCATTAGCGGTGTAAGATTGTCGTGTCGAATTGATGGTGGTTCCTGGCACCGCACCTACGCCACCACCAGTACCACCTGCGGCCCAATAGAAACTTCCTGGACCACCAGTTGTTAGAACATAACCTGATGTTGTGCCTGTTGGCAACAAAGCGGTAAGTGCTGCGCCAGACGATGTTGCGCCAGTACCACCTGAAGAAATTGATAAAGGCGTGGTCGATAGGGTTAATCCACTAAAAGACGGACTAGCAGTTGTTCTTAAATCTTGTGCATCATTAATTACTAACGTATTTCCTGAACCAGTAATTGTGACACCATTCGTACTGGTAAGGGTTATTACACCAGAAGGACTTGTGGGTGATGCTGAACCTGATGTGCCATTAAATACTTGTGCTGAACTATTTGCACGAGTCCAAGCAAGTCCAACCCATGTATTTTGAGTATTATCAATACCAGAAATATAGGCCACATTAGAACTAATTTGTGCTTGTAATGAATTTACATTTGAAGTAATCTGTGATTGTAATGAATTTACATTTGAAGTAATTTGATTTTGTAAATTTGTTACACTAGATAATAGATTGGTATTTGTTGTATTGGCAACACCCTGTAAATATGAAACGGCGTTTGATGTTGCAATATTTTTTGTACCATAATTAAATGTTGTATCGCTTGAGTATTCATCCGTATGAATTCGATAATAGTTATTATTATTAACATCATTTAATTCAAAATATTGTTGCGTTTCATTCCAACGAATAGAAGCATTTGATGCAGATGGGCGATATACATTGAAGTAAGAAGATACTGGAGAACCAACACCGGCACTAAGAGTAAATGTATTTGTTGCATAAACAGTTTGTCCTGTCAATACAAAATTGCCGCCAACAGTTACAGAGCCTGTTGTTGTTAATGCTTGAAAATTACCTGTAACACCAGTAGCACTAAGTGATGTTCCGCTTAAGGTTAAATTTGCTGCAGAAATTGCGCCATTGGAAGTTAGTGTGTTTACATACGCAGAACCGCCAACGTTTAATGTGCCAGCAATATAAGCATAACCATTTGCATTGAGTGTATTGGTATATGTTGAACCGCTAGTATTCAGCAAACTTGTATTGATTGATGTGTTTGATGTTAACGAGTTTGTTAATGTGTTTTTGGCTACAGTTAAATTATTAGCAATAGTGGTGTTACCGGAAACAAATTCATTACCACCAACCGACAAATTGGTGCCAATGGCAGTATTTGATCCAATGTTTGCGTAACCACCAACAGTTAAATTATTTGTTAGTGTTCCGTTACCAATTATGGATAATCCATAACCATTAAAAAAATTGAGAGCATTGAAGTTGACAGCGTTAACGTCTTTTGTCACGTTAACATAATTTTGAGCAATAACATTACCACCAACAGTTGTATCTAAAGAAATAGAAACTGTGTTTGAAACTGTAGTTGGGCCGGTAACATTTAATGTGTTAGCAATAACAGTATTACCTGCTACTCTTAGATAACCACCTAGACCAGTATTATTTGAAACAGAAAGTCCTAAAGCCGGACCAGTAGCATTTAATAAACCACCAACAATTAATTGACCAGCATTATTTAAACCTAATGTAGTATTTGCAAAATATACCTGACCTTGAGTTACAGTAAGGTTGTTTTGAATGACAGCAGAAGAACCAATACCTTGAGATTGTAATTGACCACCAAAAATAGCATTGTTTGCAACTTGTAAACCCAATGTTAAGTCACTAAGATATAAAGTACCTATTGATTTAGTATAATTGGTTGATGCTAAAGTATTATTTTCTTTGACCAAAGCATTGGTTGTAACCACCCAATCACCAAAGGTGTTAGCATAGTTAAGAATAGAAACTGTATTAGCCATTTGTGCCTTCTAATAGTTTGAACAACAACTGTTTGATTTCACTCATATCGTTTTTTATGTTGTTGATTTCTGATTTAATTGTATTTATTTCTTCTTTTTGGCTGGCTGCCATTTTTCTTTTTAGGTTGTACTCTTGTAATCCATTAACATCTTTGTTAATGAGTGCCATTGTTTCTGTATCACGGATTAATTTTGTACCAGTAACTTGAACTAACATGATTATACCGTTGTGTTAGTGTTTGGTGGTAAAGCCAAAGCACGAAGGTCTGTCAAATATGGAACATAAGTGTGGTCAGAAGAAGTCAGCACAACCTTAATAGCAAACTGACTAAATGTGGTATAAACTTGGCCGTTTGTACTTGTGTAAGATACAAATCCTTGGTCAACACCTGCTGTTCCTGGAGCAAAAGTATACTCAATAGTATTATCTCTTGTTTGAGAATAAGCAGTACCAGAATTATTAATCTTAGTCATTAACTGCCATGTGCCATCTTCAAATCGTTGTGTGTCGTTACGATTCAATATCTTATAATAAACATTGATATCAGTATTAACTGGTCGATAAGCAGTCAGATACACATTTAAATCACCAGAATCAAATCCTTGATCCAATACAACTTTCTTAGTGACATAACGAGCGAGAGCATTACCACCACTCTTAGATGTTTCACCAGTAATTGTTACATTGGCACCTGTACCTGGAGTGGTGTTGGCGTCATTGATAGTAATTGTAGGTGTTGTGATATAACCAGAACCACCTGAAGTAATATAAACAGAAACCACATTACCATTTTGTACGTTGGCCGCTGCGTATGCTTGTGTGCCGCCTGTTCCTGTTGGAGCAGAAATAGAAACTGTCACATTACCTGTTGTGTTGTTACTGTAACCAGAACCACCACTAACTAGAGTGATTACAGAATTTGATAACTCACAGTTATTAATATTCCACTTAATTGCATAGACGGCTAAACCAGCATCAGAAACAATTGGAGAAACAGCATCGTCACCTGTGCTTAATTGAGTATACAATGAGAATGATTGATTTGTATTTGCTAACAATACACGCTCACCATTTCCATCGTTCAAATAAACATCATCTTGTGTTGCTGTGCCAAATTTACCAGGAATAATACTGGTTGTGCCAGCAGGTAATCCAGTTGATGCTATGGTAGCATTGTAAGAGTAATTAATACCTGTTGTTGTAGGAGTAAAGTCTGTTGTTGTAATATTAAATGCGTCAACATAAACATCAGTATTTGCAACACTACTAATTGCCGTAGAAAGGTTATTTGCATTTAAATAGTAATCTAAACTTTGATCTACCAAGGTACGATATGGTAATTTCTTAGGTAAAATATATTGAATTGTTGGATTAACTGATGTATTGAATACACAACGATCAATAACAAACATCAAATCTTGATTTTGATCGGCAGTCCATGTTTGAGAGTTCTGTGATAAGAATAAAGCGCCAACATATGGAGCAGAACCAATCTTAGTGATTGTTGATGGTGATGGATCAGTTGGTAAATTCTTGACTGAAGATGGCAAAGCAGTATCACCATTTGATGCTGACCATAAACTATACTCAGTTGAAGATGTTTGTAATAAGAAAGCATACAATACACCAGGTTGAATATAAACTGGAGCAGTAAATGTAAATGTTGTGTATGCAGTTGAATCCAAATATTGTGGAGTAGATGAAACATTAACCATATCTGGTGTCAATGAAACAACAGAATGATCTAAAGTTTGTCCGTTTGGATAACCATTTTGTGTACCAACAATCGACAACTTAATTGGTGCAGCTGATGATGATGGCTTAGAAGCAAAGAATACTTTAATAGAATTTAAGAACAAACCATTTGGATAATTATCTTTAGAGAAGATAAATGTTTGTGCCACAGGATCCCATGGAGAAACATATGCAGAAATCGATGTGGTTGTTTGTAAATTAGTTTGAGTAAATGTTCCTTTTGCACCTGCTGGTGAAGCACCAAAATCTAAACTTTGTGAAGTTGTTTGCAAACCTTCTGAATAGAAAGTGCCTTCTGCAACGGTTGTAGCGGCACCAGTATTGCCATTTGAATTATCCACACGGAATACTCTTTGGCCGGTGTGGAAAGAATTGGCTGGCAAATTAAAGATGGCATGGAAAGCACCATCAGGATTTGTAGTAAAGCTACCAATTGAGTAAACATCTCCAATTGCTGCGGTGAGAGTCGTGGATAAAGTTGCCACTTTGGTTGAGGGATTATACGAATTAATCGTAGTAGATTGTCCTGCGCCTGTTCCTGCACAAACATAAATGGTGTTGCCTGAGTAGTAATCGGTTGAACCGGATAAAGCAGATAAAGTTACTTGATTACCACTTACATTTGTAAATCTACCACCATGTACCTTTGTTGAAGAAAGTGTACCAGATGCCGTACTTGATTGATAGTTACCAGAAGTATCAAAGTAACCATTTTGAATTGTGCCGGTTGTTGTATAAGAACTGGTTGAACCGTCAGCTGCAACATACAATCTTACTTGAGAACTATTAGTTCCTGGATAAACATAAACACCTAACACACGAGCAGTTGGATAGAATGTACTACTTGTGTAATATCCAAGAACATCATCTTCATTAAATGTTCCTGTTACTCCAGTTAATTCAATTCTATTTGCTCTACGAATATAGTTATTAACTTTGATGTTATCAAAATAGCAATCAACAGGAGTATTAAACAACATACCTTTAGAACGAACCACAATTTGTTGTGGTCTAATATATGGCAATACAGAAATATCAGTAATGTAACCATTATTCAGAGCATATGTGTTACCAATCTGATCGTAAGGTCCTAAAATATTTGTTTGTGCTTGAGTTGTCTGACTGTATGTTTGAGTTGTTGCATAGCCAACAAAGCCAAACGGACTTGGATTAATATTATGTCCAATGGTGTAATTTGTCGATGTTGATGTTGTGCCTGAAATTGTTTTCCAATCTCCTGCACTCAACACATTGATATTTCCACTAGAACGAAATACTTGTAAATTTGGATCTGTAACTAATAAAGAAGGCGCATAGTTTGTATCAACCCAATTATCAACGTTTGGCGATAAAGCGGTCACACCTGTTGTCAATGAAACACCAAAAGGATTTACATTGACTGTGCGTGAAGCAAATATTTGTGTGGCAGCATTAGCAGTAGTATATGGTAAACTAAAGTAGTTAACATAACTATCAGAATTAATGCCGTATCCTAAGTTACTCAATACAGTTGAATCAATTGTTCCCATGTTATAAGCTAATGCTAAAGATTTCAATGGGAAGTTTTGAACATTTTGACCAGCGGTCAATTGACGCTGACGGCGATTGATAGTTGCATTGTAATCTGTGTTCAATGTATCTGCTGTAGCATAGCTTGAGAAATCGTCAACCAAAATACCATTCTTAAAGCGATTTATTCCATAAGCATCTGGAATCTGAAGGCTTGTTGCACTTTGTTCTAAAGTATTTAAAGAAGTGTAGTATTCAATTTGATTGATACGAGTTTCAAGTCCAGCAATATCTTGCATTGTGTAACGCTTGTGCTTAACTTTTTCAACCGATAAATCAGGAACAACACCTGATGGAGCTTCAGTTGGTACATAACCAGTATAAGGTGTATGAGTTAAGTTAGCAATTACCAATGAACCATCTGGTTCTGCTGGCAAAATTGGGGTGAGAGAAGGATTGCCTTCAACAATTTGAAAACTTCTATCTTTGCTCAATACCAACTTATCTTTACGACCAAGATAGTATGAATACAATCCGTAGAATGTTGTCAAATCTGTTGGCAAATAAGTGCCTTGCATTGTATCGGATGTAGATAGACGATACGCAAATGTTGTTTGAGCATTTTTGCGAGCAGGTCTAAAGTCAATTACATCACGCAAAGAATAAGATGTTCCATCTTTAGCTGTGTATGAAGGTATAGATTGATAGATATCAGGTAGGGAAGAATTTAAATAAGATGATACACAGAAGTATCCATCACCACCTGCGTGCTGATAGTAATTAACCAACACAAGCATATTACCTTTGATTGAAGGAGCACCTGGTTTTAATGTAAGTGAGCCATGATCGTAGTAAGAATCTCTTTGACCAGAATCAAAGTTAAAGTTAGCGGTAACATCATATGAAGCTGAACTCAACATGGCAGGAGTTGGCGACAATGAAGGACTACCGGTATCAATAATTTTTACAACGGTTTTAATATCTGATAAGTATAAACTTTGTTTATTTCCTGGTGATACAATTGCAGAATTTTGAATGTATATTTGACCAGTAGAAGTTAAAGTACTGTCATCAACATAAACTCCAGGCACAACTGCCGTATTTGAAGAATTGATTACGGTTGTGTTGGCAGTAATTAAATTTTTGTATTTCAATAAATGGCCAGAATTGTCAGCATTAACAGCATAAACTTGTTCCAAAATAGTTGCCGTAAATGTGCCGCCAGCATCAGCAGCAGATACAGTTAATGTAGCTACAGAACCATCAGAATTCAATGACAAAGTTCTTGATGTTCCAATCCATGGAAGAACTTGACCAACGTTGTAGTTAGAAGAACCTTTTGATGTTACAACAATAAAGAAGTTTTGTTTAACAACATTTGAAGGTAATGTTGTGCCTACGGTTCCAATGTGGCGCAATACATTTAAATAACCACCGGTAAAACTCAATTGAGTGGTATAAGCACCGCCAGAAGCAGTAAATGAAACACTTCTCCAAAGTTGTTGTGTGGTGTATGTTGTGCCACTTAAAGAAGCAACATATGGGCTTCCAAGCTTGAATATCATTTCTGGAGAACCGGCATTTTGCATAACGGTTAAACCAGTTGAAACATTGTTTGCTCTGCTTTCATTATCAATAGCGGCAGAAGCAGTAATAGTTGCTGGGTAAGAAGTTTTGGTCGCACCAACAATTACTTCAATATCTTTAATACCAAAATTTAAAGAGAATACTGAAGTTGTATCTGGTGTTACTGTCCAATTCTGATTAACAGTTGCAACTTTAGTTATTCCGTTGTACGCAACAATACTTCTAAAATCTCCAGCATCTGTACCATTATTGATAGAAATGTTTACTCCAACATAAGCACTATTTGCCGATGAATATGTTGATGGGAATGTTACAGTATTAACTGTAGCAGCAACTACGTTTGCAGATGGTGAAGCAGTTTGAATATCATTAACATATGCTCTGTAAACATAGGTATTTGATTGTGTATCATTTGTATTGTGGTCATAAATCAACTCACGAACATAACCAGAACCAACTACTGTTGCTGAATAAGTGGCAGCATTTGTTGTGTTTATGTTAGATACAGTAACGCAATGTAAATCTACGTTTGCAGTAGTAGTAACATCAAAAATACCATTGGTACTATTAACATAAAAATAGTTACCAATATCAATGAATACAGGATTATTATTTTGTGAAGCGGTGGTTCTAGCACGATCAGAAATTAAATCAATTGGTGTAGAACTTTCTAAACGATAACCACGGACATATGCAACACCTTTACCAATACTCATTGTGTATTTGGTAGGATCACCGGCATAAGTTTTTGGAGTTAATTTAAAATCATTAACGATGTAATCGCCATTAGTTTCATAGTCACGTTTAGCAAAATAATCATCGATAACATTATATACTGAACCATCAACTAATTTAGCAACTTCTCCGTTAGTCACACGAACTAACTCAATAAAGTTTTGGTCGTCACCTAAAGTTAATGGGCGACTATCTAAAGTCAAGCTAATCAAATAACGATCTGCACCAGGAGCTTGATAGTTTGATGCACCAACTGCTGGATCCAATAAAGATGCATCGTTAATATAATCTTCAATGGTTTCTGTAATAGTTAAACCAACACGAGCATTAGCACTTGAAGTATATTTGTTTAATATAATAGTTGAAGGTTGAATTTGTACAAAGTTACCTAGTACATAAAATACACCTTGAGAAATGGAGGCAACAGAAGAAAGTCCTGTTGAACCAGAAGTTAATGCTTGAGCGGCTAAATTGGAAGCCGTATCGTAAATAACTGAATTATCTGTAAAATGAGTACCGGAGAGATATGAAACAACTAAAGTTGGCGCATCACCAGATGTTGATGAAGCTGTAGCTAATACACGAGCCAATACGGTGCCTGTAGCATCAGTTACTAATAAACCATTGAATAAACTTGGATCAACTGTAACATTATTATAAGTTGATTGTAATTTAATATAATAACAATTAAAATTGGTGGTTACTTGTCCGCCGGTGACTGGAGAATTTTGTTTAAAAATATTATCGGCAAATTTGGTAACTTGATCTTGAAGAATAGTTTGCGATTGAGTTAGTTCTCTTGCTTGAACGGCAACTCCAGGTTTAAAAAGAATTCTATGGAAATTCTTTGTTTGATCAAAATCGTCATAATATGGCGAGGTGTTAAAATTCAATGGCATTTTATTCCTTTAATAACCTAATACAAACTTAAATTGTTCTATTCCGTCTGTACTTCTTTGTATACCAGTTCTATTTTCTATAACTGACAAATAACCAGAAGATGTTACAAAATCTGGATAACTAATTGATAGTAAGGTTCTTGTTGTTTGTGAAACACTTCCAAAAACTGGAGCATTTGTGATTGGAGTTCCTGTTGTATTTATCAGCTTAACCACGTTACCTGAAGTATCAAAGCTTAATACTGTTGCTGTAAAAGATGCTGTGGCCAAACTTGTACCTTGGTAAATTATCTCGTCACTAGCGTAAACACCAAATCCTGGAGAAACTATAAAATCAGTTGTGGTTTTATATATTGCACCGTTGGCTGGATACGGAGTTGTACTTTGTGCAACTGGATTAACCAACAGACCAATTTGGTGATATGTTATATCTGTTGGAATTAAACCACTTTCAGAACCAGAAAATTCAGCAGTTATCATAACACGATTACAACCTAACTCTGAAACAGGATCGTATCCATGTCCCGACACCGGAGATACCGGAGCAATTGCTTGAGCTCCTGATCCTAAAGCAGATGTAATAGCAACATTTGCATAAGTGTAATTTGAACCAGTAGAAGTGACAACAATATCAGATATTGCGCCGTTAGCTACAGTAGCTACTCCGGCCGCACCGGATCCGTCACCAGTAATGGTAACAGTAATTACAGCATTGGCTGTATCATAACCAGAACCACCATTTGTTACATTAATTACTTCTATATCTCCTACTCCAGCGGCAGAATTTAATGGATTTGGAGTGTTTTGGCCAACAGGCACAGGAATCCAAGAAGCATCCATAAATCTTACTTTTGATCCAATATCAACAGTAAAGATGTATTTCCATTTATATCCATCAATATTTTGATAAATGTTATTTGTGTTATAAGAACCTGGTTCAAAATAAGGTTCATATGTTGATGGAGCTCCGTTATTGTTCCATAAACATTTGAATACTTGGTCAAAACGATTTTTTACATAAAATTGTTTAATTAAAAAACCATTAGAATCTAAAGCAAACATATCAACAGCATCATTGTAATAATCATATGTTGTACCAGATGTCCAATCAATTCTTTGAACTACTGGAGAAATGTTATTGGATTGAATAAGTTTTGCTGCAAATATTCTTTTATAGAATTGTTTTAAATATTGTTGATCTTGTGTTGGTTGTGGAGGATTATTTTCATCCACCCATGGATCATTTTTAGCCAAACAACAATATAATGAAGAAAGTGGAATATTAATTTGTGGAGGAACAACGGACACAGGAGAATAATAAAGAGATTCTACCTGAGAAACTTTTGAACCGTATGATAATAGTGTTTTATATGTCATGATTTATTTATTCGTTAATTTCCAACTCTCATCAATGCCCAATTTAATACAATAGCATCACTCTTGTTATTACCTGGACCGGTGCCATTATTGTATACAAATATGTCAAAACTACCAACACGAACTGCACCAACTGTTGCTTGATATATGCCAGCGGTGACAGGATTTTGTATAACAACCATTGGTACATCACCAATATGTTGAACATAACTGTTATTAACTGTAAATGTTACGCCAGAACCAGCATTTAATGTTGCATTATTCATTATAATCTGGCCAAAAGTACCATTTGCTGTAACAGAAGTTGATTTACTTGTTTGTTGTGTTACTACTCCAGTATTTGATGAATTACTAAAAGCATAAGCGTTAGCAACAACCACGTTAGCAGTTAATGTGTTAGAAGTGATTGTAACTACATTTTGAGAAATTACATTTGATCCAGTAGGAGTTACAGAAAAACAAACTATTGACCCTTTGGTAGTATCGCTAAAATTATCAAGAGCAACAACATCCATTCTTGCACTACCACCAACAGAATATCCTGTGTTACCATATCCGTTACCAGCAAATCTAACCAATACATCACCACTTAAAGGTTGAGTGGGTGAAGCTGCTGTACCTCTAGCCATACGGCCAATATAACTAGCATATGTGCCGGCACCAGAAGAATCAACAACAATTCTAGAAGGTTGGCCATCATAACCTTGTGCTTGAAACAAATAACCATTTGCGGTTACTGGTTGTGCATTGTAACCATTAGACGCATCAATTCTTATTAATGTTCCATAATTTGTTCCAACAGATGCGGTACTGTTATTTACTGTAAAAGTTCCGTTAACCATTTGTATACCACCGGTTATAGAAACAAATCCATTATAAAAGGTGTTACCATTAAATGTCGATGTGCCATTTGCAGTTAAAGTTCCAATACTTACAACATTACCTGTTGTAGTTAAGTTACCATTGTTGATAGTGTTGCCGTTATTAATTGTTTGTCCATTATTAACAAAATTGCCATTAAAGGTCACTGGACCTGTGGCAATTAAGTTGCCCGTGGTCACCACATTACCGGTGGTAGTCATTGTACCATAAGTTACAATATTACTATTAAAATTTGTGTTAGCACCATTAAATGTTACATTACCTGGAAGAATAATGTTTGCAGTATTTTGAACAGAAGTGTTGGCTTTGGCAAAAGATGCTTGTGTATAAGCAAGTGTTGCTGCAGCCGTATTTTGACTTGTACCATCGGTAAAGAAAATTGGGTGGCCATTAACCATTTTAAGGCCATCAGCAGTAACTTTAAATACTACGTTAGCCGCATCGTGGCCGCCACCAATAAATTTAATTTCTGTATTTGCAGTTGTTGTGCCAATTGTTAAATTTCCTCCTGGACCACCAGGAGCATTAATTGCGCCACCTTGAACATACAAATACCCATCTAACGGATAAATTGCGGTACCTAAATTATTAAATTCTAATCCTGGAACCACTTTCTTATTTGCAAAACCCATATCAATGAAATAGGCAGAATCAGAACCACCAGAACCAACGTTAGCCGTTACAACAATATCCGCAGTACCACCATCATTAGTATTAACAAGATTGGTTTGAATATAAGAATCGCCACTTAAAGAAAATTGTGCAATTGTATTGGGTAAATTTTGTTGATTGACGCCTACATTTAAAATATTATTAGCAAACAGTTGTTGTGCCAAAGTAGTTGCAGTAAACTTACCGGTAACACTTGTGGGAAGATCAACACCTAGAAATAAAGTATTCGAGGTATTAGCTGCAATTGAAGGCAGATTAGCTAATTGTGAAATTTTTATAGTGGACATTCTTTACTTACCCCAATAGGATTATGTTGTTATCTTCTGTTGTTAATGTGTTACCATCTTCTGTTATCAATTGTGGAATATACTGTAGACCAGATGGACCAAATATTCTCACACTTGTTGTATTAAATGTTCTGTTTACCGACAACAAACCGTTATTTACATTGGCGGTCAGATTTGTTGTTAGATATATCTTGCCGTGTGTATAATCGATGGTGCTGACAACTTTACTTGTATTATTATCAACTAATACTGTGTCGCCAGGATATACAATATCCAACAATGGATAAGCAGTATTACTGTAATTACCATTATTAATGTAATTATAAGCACCAGTTAAGGTCGATATATTTATGATGTTATTACCTGAATTTGCGGTCACATAAGCAACATTTGCAAAGGTTAACCAAGTATTCTCTTTGAGAGTTACTGTATTGGCTAAATTGTTTATACCAATAATTTCTGACCTAACCGATGGACCATTAGTTGGAGTAATTTCCAAAATACTATTTGCGGTTCCAGGTATTCCTGTTGTTATAAATGAAGCTAAATTTGCACCAGCCAAATTATTAAACTGTACAATATTATTACTCTTATTGGTAAAATTGGTAGTCATAGTAACAGAACTGGCTGGATAACCAGTATAGTCCTGTAAACTCAAACCAGTTTGTAAAGCTTCAGAGAATATTGAGTTATAAGTTACATTGGCAATTAATTTGTATCGACCAAGAATCTTCATTCCGGTTGGATGTAATAAATTCAATAAAATATCTCGATACTTAGCAATTTCTTTTTCTACTGTAATTTCATAGGTAAAGTTATTATAATTTTCACTTTGTAATACGTCAAAACTACTAGGTTGTCCTGTTGTATTGAGATACTGACCTTGACCAATGGTTAATCCATTCAAGAATGCGACAGTTCCTTTTGCGGTGCCATCACCATAAGTTCGAATACCATTTGAATTATAATAAGAATTGTAAGCAAAATTGGCCATCTTCAAGGCTATATTTTTACCCGCAACCTTCAAAGGTAAACTTGGATTTGGATATCCATTATAATCGTAAATTCTTAAATTCCAAAGCGATTGAGTTGGATCGTTATTAGATTGTAATAATGAAATTGAATTTGCGATAGCCAAATAACTTGCTGTATTTAAAGATGTTCCTTGATATACCACATCTCCTAGTTGAGGCAGTAAAGAGATTGCCGCATTTGAAACAACAATATCTTGTATCTTTAAAGAGAGTGTGGGAGCTGCAATATAATCTTCACCATAGTTTGTTATATTAAATGAAGTTATTGATCCTGCACGGTCGGTTACAGCAGACAATTGAGCTCCAGCACCCAATATTCCCGGTACAACAATCACAGCATTGGCCGCACCAGTATTTGAAGAAACGATATTTGCTGTGGGCAAACCATTGTTGTATCCTAAACCACCCAATGGATAAGTTTGCACTTTATTATTTTGTGAATAAACATATGAAATTGAAGCAATTCCACCATTTGCATAAACATTAGAAATGTTTGCATAGGCACCATAACCACTTCCACCAATGAGAGTAATTGTATCGTTTGCTCTGTAACCATAACCAGGATTAACAATTTGAATTGGTGCTAAAATTCCAAGAGAAGCTAAAGAAGCTTGGCCAACAGAAGTTGGTAATATTGAAGTTGCACTCACTACTGGTGGAGAACTTAATCCTGCACCAGAATTGGTGACTAAAATTGAAGCTATTGGGTATGTTGTGAGTGAAGTAAAGGTAAATGAATTGGCTAAAGAAGTATTTGCATTTGCTGATTGATGCGATGAAAAAAATGAATATTTTGCATTACCAATTGTAGTATATTGAGCCAAAGAGATTGCATCAAAAGGAAGTAAACTAACAATAGCAGTTTTGTTTGGATCAGGATTAACAGAACCAACGATTGCTGTTGCGCCACTTGAATTTGGTATATTGATGACTGTGTTTGGATTGGTTTGATAACCATATCCACCATCTATTACGTTAATACGCTGAATAGCACCGGTGGTGATAGAACCTACTGTTGCAACTGCGCCAATTCCATTATTGGAACTTAAACCGCCATGAACAATTGCAGGATCGCCTACAGCATAATACAATCCTCTGTTATTAGGATCAATTTTAATTTGACTAATTTGCCCTACAACTTTACCAACAATTGGTTGTCCATATTGGTCCAACACATCTTGATTGTTGTTATCGACAACACGAACAAACTCACCAGATTGAAACAATCTTTCAATATTTGAAATAAAAATTTCAGCCTTGGTTCCAGACAAAACAACTGTTTCAATTGTTGCTATAGATTTTGTGCTTTCACCAAATATTCTATAATTTTGTTTGTTCAAAAAGTTCTCAACGCCAATACCAGCTTGGCCTTGATTCTCAAAAATAACTTTTAAACTTTTAGGTACATACCAATTTCCAGCAGAAGCTTTTAAAACAGCATCTTTGGTGTAGAAAATATCAAAATCAGAATTATATAAGATTCGAAATAAAAATTGATAAGAAGCAGGAGTACCTTTTGATTCGTATAGTTGCTTGGCAACTTTAACTGCTTTATCTTGGCTAATTAATGCATCTTGTGGAAAATAAGGTAAAAAATCATTAACAAAATATTGTAGGAATTGTTCTGAAGTTGCATCAATATCATCATAATTTAATAAATTTTTGGTGCCATCAGTAACGCCACCATTTTGTTCCATCCATTCGTAATACGCTTGGAGAAATAGAACAAAATTTGCATAGTCGGGATTATCCCGAATAAATTCAGGAAGCTGAGATTTTATTAACAGCGAAGTATTTTGACCGCTAGTTATCATGAATTTTTAGCAGTTACGTTAACAGTAATTGCAGTTGGATCATAAGGATCAACTGTAATGATTCTACTTAAAGAAGAAGATATAATGGATGTTGTTGGTTTAACGGTAATTGCTAATTGACCTAAAGCATTGTCAACTCCTATTGGAGCAAAAGAATTCAAAGTTACAATACCATTAACATAATCTACTGTTCCAACATTATTATTAAATATAGTTTTTACATTGTTAGTTGTATAATAATAGGATCTCAATGTGCCATATTGACCTTGTGTTGTGGCAATCGCTGACGCCAATTGTCCTGTGGTGTCATTTGGATCTGGAGTAATTGTAACAATTGCACTGGTGTAATTATTTCCTGAAGCAGTAATATCAATTTGACGAAGTGTGCCATTGTTATTGACCACTGCAACTGCTGTGGCACCAGAACCGTCACCAGAGATTGTGACCGTTGGTGGATATTGATAACCAAAACCAGCATTAATAAGAGTGATCGATTCAATTCCACCCACATTTTGAGGAACTTCTTCAATATAAAGTCCGTCAATAATATTTGCTTTATTTAATGGATCTTGATATTGAAATGTAGGAGAACTTGAAATACCACTCAAATAAGTTCCTTTTTGAATTGATGTGCCATAATAAAAATTATAGCTTTGAGTTGTCGATAAAGTTGGATAAAACTTCTTTTGCAATTGAATCGACACTTCATTTGTAATGATAGATGCATCCGCATTTTGAATTGTTGTTGTTAATGTTGGTGCAGAAAATGTTGAATTAAAAGTATTTAATGTTGATGATGCAAAATTATTAATTGCTGTTGTTACCAACTGTTGAATTTGACCTGCAGTATAAGTTGTTTTCTTTGGATCGTATAAAACATTAACATTGAGTTTAACGTAAGTATAATCAGGTTCAATAATTGTAGGTTCAACAGTCAATACTGAAATTGGTTTTATAACTTCATCAATTAATCTTTGTTTTTGAGTTTCAGTAAATGTGTATCCACCAGAAGGTTTTAAACAAATAAAAACTTGACCGTAAACTGGAGGAGTATTTTCTTGGCCGCCCCAAACACTAACCGCATCAAAAGAATAACCTAATCGATTTTGTTGAACAACGGTGATATAATCTTCTTTAGTAACTGCACGACCTTGTGCAGAATAACTTTTTGGTGCTTGAAATTTAATAGAATCAATTGATTCTTTGTCGCCACCATTATTTGCTGCAAATACAGGATAAATTGTATTGTTTGAATAACCAGATATTGGTTGCATCAATACAAAATTGTTTGCACCAGCAGAAGAAGTTCCGTTGGTAACAACATAAGATACTGTAATTACGGCGCCATCAGGTAATTGTTTTCCTAATATTCCGTCACCGAAGTATATTTCGTATTGACCAGTTAAACTTTCCTGTAAGAAGTAAACAAGAGAATTTGAATCTAATGTTAAGAAATCAGTTGCCGGACTATAAACATCATATTCTGAACTAGAAGAAGTTTGTTGAACAACAACTTGTAAACTAGTGGTATCAACATTCGTTTCTGGTATTGTAAAAAGATAGTTTGGATTTGAAATACTATCAACAGTAAAGGTCATTGTTGAAGATAACCCTTGTTTAATTTCTACATTTTGAAAAAATGCAGTACCGCCTACAACATTGACTGTTGTTGAATCGGTAGTAACAAAATTATAGTTTACACCATCAATGGCTTCGGATAAAAATTTTGTGTATGCAGGTAAAGTTAATGACGGAGCATTTACTTGATTAACTTTTAAATTAATTACTGCTGATGGGGCAATTGAAGATTTTGGTGTATAATCCAAAAGTTTGGCATGAGAAACTACAGAACTTCTTTTAATGGCAGAATCCAAAAACATCTCGTTTGCCACCATATTGAGATAAAAGGCATTATATTGTGTATTAAATGCTAAAATATCTAACAAAGTGGAAAGTGCAGAACCTTCGTAATTGTAGTCTTTTAGGGTGTCTTGTGACTGCAAAAACTTCTTTAAATTGGTTTTAATATTATTAAAATCCAAATCCGTAATTTGAATATTAGAATTAGCTCCTGCCATTTTATCTATTTCTCTCTAATATGAGTGATACTGTTGTTGGTAATGTTGAATTTTGTATATAAAAACTTAAAGTAACATTGTATGCGTTTTGATCTGGTGCTGCGCTTACAACAACTTGATTTATTGATGCTCTTGGTTCATAATTGTTTATAATATTAGTTATCTCTGTTTCAATACTAGATGCGGCTAAAGGCGAAAAGTTTTCAAACAATAAAGCATCTAAATTTGAACCAATATCCGGATTAAAAGGCTTTTCGTAGTGTTTTGTCAATAATAAATTTCTAATTGATCTTATTACTGCTTTGTCATCAAAACTCAAAGCAACATCATTTACCACAGGTCTACGGGTAAATGTGAAATCGATATCAGAGTATATATTGGTTAATTTTGCCATCTTTTATTTATTACAGTTCTAGGAGTAAAATCGCTTACCGAACTCCTGGATTTGCGAGGAGAATTTTTGGGGCCGGAACGCAAATTTTCGAATTTTCCTTATTGTGGTTTACCTGTTGTACCGGATCCAGGTTGTACACCAGAGTGAACGTGATTATCTAGACTAATACCACCACCAACAACATCACCCGTAGCAGTTACAGAACCAATAATATTAATATTACCAACAGTTGTAATATCTCCGCCTGAACCTTGTGTACCGGCAGATATACCACCACCGACATATTCGTGACCTGTGATATTCATATTGCCTGTTTGGTATACATCTCCAGTTAAGTCGAATTGAGATGCCTTGGCAATAAACTTACCGCCAACTTGCATATTAACATCTCCGGCAACATTCCAGTTTACACTTCCGTCAACTTTTTGTGTGGCATCGCCTTTAACATATATTCCAGCATTTCCATCGACTGTAATATTACATTGACCTTTGACATGAATATTATTATCTTTGATGAAAATTTCGTAATTGGTGCCTTGCACTTTGGTAACTTTACTGCCATCTGGAGCAATCTCAAAAAAAGTATTTGTTTTATGATTTAAATGTATTCTTTCCGAACCTGGAGTATCATCTAATTCTAAAATATGACCTGCCATAGTTTCTGTTACATTATTATAAGGCGGTTGTGTATTGTATTGTGATTTTGGTTCACTCCAAGAACCACCAGAAGCAGTTGGAACGCCTGTATCCAAATTGTTATTGTGTTGACCAATTGCCGTCTGATCTATCTTCTCATTGCGATATAAACGACTTGTTGTGGGTTCTCCTACGGGATAATGATCGCCTTCTGAAAACCCACCACTCGTTGGTCCGTTTTGTGGTATACCAGGAAATATGGCCAACATTACTGGTGATTGTGCAGAAGAACCGTCTGAGAAGAAACCAAAAACATAATCACCTTTAATCGGCGTAGAAGATACCCATCCAGAATTTGGAGAATAACCTGGTAATGCCCATGATAAGTCCCCTGTTGGTATTTCTTGTGTATTATCTGAGTGATGGCCAAATATTCTAACTTGACATCTTCCAAGATTTAATGGATCTTCACGGGATTCTACAACTCCCATCCACCAATTAAAGCCATCTTTTCCTAAAAAATTTTCCATTAGTCAGTCACACTCGTTTTAAAGTCGGAGTTATTAACACTTTCGTACTGAG